TGTTATGGTTACGCTTGATGAGTTTTGAAACTACTGAATCAGGTAGATTCTTAAAGCATCCTGTGTTAAACATAAAACATTTACATTTGGATAGCGTTTTAGATCAATTGTTAGAAATTAAAAAGGCACTGAAATGAAAACATATGATATGATACAAAAATTAAAAGAGATACAAGACGGTCTTGATCATAGTCTTGATTGGTTGCAAGAAGGTATGGGCGAACGATGTAGTTTTCTAAAATTAGAACGAAGGCAATTGCAAGAACTCATTACAGAATTAGAATCTGATCATAATAGATATATTGCTGACAGAATTAAAACCTAGCTTAAAGGAACTGAAATGAATAAAATTATACAGCAACTCGCTGAACAAGCACAAGCCACAACTGTCAATGACCAACAATTAGATCTTGTTATTCAAATATTACAAGATGCTATTCGTAGATTAGAATTACTAAAGGAACTGAAATGAATTTAATTGACAAAATTGACCAAACACACAAACGAGTTTTAGAATTAAAAGAAAAACTCCAACAGGCCCACCAGGAAAAAAATGAAAAAGATATTAAATTATTTACGGACAGGGTATTGTCCGTGGCTAACGAACGCTATTTGTTAAAATCATTATATTTTGAAACTGTATGTCAGACATTTGGGATTGAATTATCTGATCTTATGATGATAACTGGTGCAGAATTAGATCTCAGTAAATTACGGGACGAATATCAGGTCGTGATTCAAGCAACAATTAAAACCTAACTTCTCCCAAGGTGTTTAAGGTTTTGGCCCTGCCCTAAGACAGTTACGGTAGGGCATTTTCTTGACCAAAACGCACAGCCACCAGCCGCTCACGGAAAAGGTTTCACTTTGCCTGACACCATAAATAAATTATATGACAACAACCAACGCAATCATCAACGCCACTGGAGAAACCTTACGCCAAGGTCGTTACAAGATTAAGACACCATCAAGAGGTGGTGCACGTCCAGGCGCTGGTCGTCCCAAGGGCTCTACGGCTCTTATTACCGCTCGTACCTTGGTAGAAGCCATTGAACAAGAAAGTGGTAAACCATTTGAAGTTATGTTGGCAGAAGGTTATGTTGACGCTGTCGTCAATAATGATGCCCGCACACGCTTAGAGTATGAGCGTATGATACTAGGCAAGGTTGTTAGTGATCGCACAGCAGTAGAAGTAACAGAATCAGAAGACGTAGCGGCTGCCAAGGCTGAAGCTTTTGCTCAAGCATTATTAGCCTTGAACACCGTGGAACGCAAAGGTAACGCACAATGAGTCAAGGTAAACTTAATGGTCTGGCCAGTAACCTAAGCAACTACAACACCGCTAGCCAACCTGGCGCTAACCTAGCTGGCCAAATAGCACAGCAAGGTGTGGCACCACAGCCCAATCAAAGTCAGGTTGGCGAGTTTGGCAACAGCTTTGGTCAACCTTCACCTAACACACCTTATCAACCCTCACCTAGTGGACAACATCCCTTGGGTGGTTCACAGGCTCAGATTGATGCTTGGAATAGTCTACAAGGCCTTGTACAACAGGGTAATCAGATGTTTGGTCAGAGTAAACAAAGTAATGCAGGTAGCTTAGGATCACCAGTGGCACCACAGCCACCCACAGACTCAAGCCTAGCACAAGGTCCTGGTCCTAACTTTGTTGCTCCTGGTCCAGTGCCACCCACTAACTTAGATGGCCTAAACAGTTTGCCAGGTCCAGACAATTACGCAACCACAGGATCATTTAACACAGGCTATAGAGGATTCTAAACTATGCAGGTCAAACCCTTAAATGAACTTAAACGCCCAAGTGGCACAAGCACAGCCACGCCCAGGTCAGGCAAGAGCTTTGTGGAGAGCCCTGAACCTCCACATTCCATAGACAACTATGAACCACACAGTCGTCACAGTGACGCACGTGGCAAGCACTATAAAGAGGTAGTCATAGGTAAGACTGATACAGGACAGTATGGTGATCGTGCCATAGCCAAATTAAATCCAACCACAGCAGGTCCAGCCATACGCAGTTATCCTGGCCTAGCTAACTGACATAAATAAACTTATAATATAGGACAAGCAACAATGCCATTAATTAAGAGTACAAGCAAACAAGCATTTGGTGAAAACATCAAACGTGAAATGGCTGCTGGTAAACCACAGAAGCAGGCAGTTGCTATTGCCTACAGTGAAAAGCGTGAAGCTGGGAAAGCTCATCCACACCATAGCGACCATTCAAGCACACGCAGTGAACACTATCACAAGCACGTGGCAGGTGATATGATTCGCCCAGTAGAAGTCCTAGGTATGACGACCAAGGCACACAAATCAGAACACGCACCTCAAACGGCTGAAGATATCTCAGAAAAAGGACATAAACTATAATGACCGCCAAGCACTTAAAAGGTGAATACAACCTAAACCCAACCTCAATGGTTATGAAATCAGGATCAGAACAGGCACGTGAAGCACAGCGTCCTGTCAAAGAATATGTACGTGGTAAGAACCCTGCAGTCAAAGAAGCACACCAAGTTAGTGCAGACACCTGTACAGAATGTGCGGATATGACGCATCCTGCTATGCAGACTCGTCATAGCCATCCACGCAATATCAAACACACAGATGGACGAGTACACGAAGATGATCACCACGCAGTACGCAAAATGAAGGGTATGATGTAATATGAAAAACAATACAACTTTGGCTCGTAAGGCCAGCAACACAATGAAGACGAATGCGGGCCAGGTTAAGCCACATCGCCGTAGTGACCAAGCAGGTGATGGTGCAGACTTTGCCTTTAATGGTCAGATGGGCGATGGCGTTAATCGTGACAGTTCACGTGATGGCATTTGTGTAAACCAATACGCACATTTGGTCAAGAACCCAGATCGTATCAACCACGGCCTAGACACAGTTAACCGTCGTGGTAACGCTAGTGACAGTAGTTACGACCGTATGACAAGCGTTGGTCCAAGTGCTACCAAAGACGCCAATCGTCACACAGTGGCCACAGCCAGCCAAGGTCACCCCGTTGAATCTGGTTACAACCGTGTTCCACACGTGGCTAACCCAGACAAGATTTATATTACAAAGGCCGCACGATAATGGCATTAAGTACATCAACAAACATTTATCCAATTGGCAATTCAGTGTTTATTGGAGCAACCACAGCCAGTCAACAGGTTTATGTTACAGCACCAGGCTCTAACATTTCAGCTTTGTTAATTGAAAACCTAGATGCTACCAATGATGTGTTTGTAAACTACAGCACAGGCTCAACCAGCACAGCCACAGTACCTACCACTGGCACACCACAACCTGGTGTTGCTGTACAGGCCAATTCAAACAAGGTCATTAACATTGCCGCAGTTGGAGCCACATTTGATTCAAACGTAACTGTCAGCCTGGCATTGGCAATACCAGGAGCAACAGCCGCTAACGTATTAATTACACCAGTGGTATAAGGACACACAATGGAACACAAATCAAAAGGACGAATGTGGATCGCAGGTGCCGTCAAGCATCCTGGTATTCTACACAAAGAGTTGCACGTGCCCAAGGGCGAAACTATTCCTGCTAAGAAATTAAAAGCCGCAGAGAAGAAAGGTGGCGTGATTGCTCGTCGTGCTCACCTAGCAGAAACATTGAAAGGTTTCCATAAAAAATAATTATGGCAAAAGTATACATAGAACAACATTCATCAGCAGATCGTCCTGATCGTCGTGATGAAACACGTGGTCGTAATCCACACGCTCGTGACAACGTTAATGTCGCACAAGGTCCACGTGTAGGTAATACAGGTGCACACAAGGCCAAACGTGGCCGTTTCTTGGATCAGAAAGCAGAACGTCAACCCCTAGCAGATATGGTAGAACGTGCCTTTGCTAGACGTGCTGGAGAACTAGAAGCCAATCCAGGCGAACACGAAATACCTGGCGAAGGTGGCATTGACTCAAATAGTCAGATCAAGCGTTTTGCCGCACGTAAGAACAAGTACAAAGATTAACCTACCTTAGGGTTACAGTTTGGGCGTCTGTAAAATGCCCACATTTTATTTTAAGGAACTGTAATGAAAAAAGAAACACGAACTCTAGAACCCGCATTCGCGGAATCACATCCACAAGCAGGAAAACCAGTAGACCTAGGCTTTGATTTAGAAGGCCTAATGAGTGATTTTCCTACGGCACGTGAATTAGAAAAGTTTGTATTTGATCAAACTGGCGTAGTGCTAGATCTCAAAGGTCGTAGCAACAAGGTCAAATATCAAATTGCACTTGATGTATTAAATGGTGCGGCTCCGCCAGCGGCTGTGTTAGGCAAAGAAAATCCCTATGTGGACAAGAATGAAATTGTGCCTATTGAACCACCTAAGAATATTCCACCACGTGAAAATGTAACTCCAGTGGCACAGTTTCAATGTGATACATTCCCACATCCAGACAAAGAATGGTCAGCACAGGGACAAAAGTGTTCAGTAATATTCCGCAAATACATTGACAACATCATTACCTATGAAATCATTGGTCCTATGGCTTTACGTGCTGTTGGATCACGTATTAATAAATTTGGACAAAACACTCCAGAAAAATATGTATGGGTTGATCCACGCACAGGCGAACAGGTCATTCAAGATGATCGTGGACGTCTAACTCCTATTGGCACACGCTTAAAAAACTTTATGAGCAAGATGAAAGTTGGCAATAAGACACAATGGGAAACCTGGATTGACCGTGACTTTGTTTTGGGTGGTGATAGTGCTGCCGCATTAGATAATCCTTGGAATGTCTAATGAATGAGTTTGGCAAAGCTCTAGCACAAGAACAGGAACGACTAGTGCAGGATACCAAAATCCTGCAAAAGGTCAATGCTATACACCGTGATGCTTTTCCTGAAAAATACCCCCGTCAAGTAGAGCATTGCCTGCGCCTGGTTATGGAACGCTTACAAAAAAGCCTAGAGAAACGTGTAGGCGAAGATCCAGCAGACCCTGCCACCTGGCGCATTACCACACAAGAATTAGCTGAACTGGCCACGGCTGCATACTCACTTGATCAAATCCGCAAAGGACTCTAAATGTTAGATCCTGCTGTACTAATGCGTCGTGCCATACGTTATGTTTGTGATGAACATAAGGTTGATCCTGTGGCCATTCAACAACTACCCAGGCCAGTACAAGACAAGTTTCAGGACCTGGCGATCGCTGTACGCGATGATATGGAATTCAATCAATTAAAGTATTTCCGTCCATTCCAACATCAACTACGATTTTTCGCAACTGGTACAAGCGATCGCCGTGGTATCCTGGCTGCCAACCGTATTGGTAAAACAGTATCAACCTGTTATGAAACTGCTATGCACCTAACTGGCCTATATCCTAGCTGGTGGACAGGTAAACGTTATGCCAAACCTATCACTGCTATGGTAGCTGGTGAAGGTTGGAGTCAGGTAGCACTAGTATTACAAAATGAATTGTTAGGAACCAATGATGTTAAAATCAAAGACCATATTGGCACTGGTGCTATACCCCGTGCTTGTATTATTACAGAAACTATGCGAAGCGATGGCGCTAATTGTATTGGCGTTGAGATACGTCACACTAGCGGCAGTAAAAGTTATTTGCTATTTGCTAACTATACACAGGAAGTTAGACAAATGCAGGGTTTCAAACTCAACCTGGCCGTTTTTGATGAGCAACCGCCAGATGACTTTTTCAGTGAGATTGTTACGCGAACTGCTACTACACAAGGACAGGTACTGTGTTCGTTTACCCCACTCAAAGGACTCAACGGACTAGTATCAAAGTTTTGGCATCAAGAAGAAGGATACAGTCACATACGTGTGAGCTGGGATGACGTGCCTGAATATGATCCTTGGGGTGAAGCATTCTTATTAAACGAAACAAGACTACAACTTGAGCGAGATTATCTTCCACACGAGCGTGATGCTCGCCGCAATGGTGTTCCTGTTATGGGTAAAGGCGCAGTATTTCAAATACGTAATTGGCCCACCTATAAAACTGGCACATATGATTTTCGCAATACTAGCGGTCTATTGCGTCTTATTGCTCTTGATCTAGGCCTGGTCAATGATAAAACTGTTCTTAGTATGATGTATTGGGAACCTAATGAACGTACGGCTTGGTTGGATCGTCAAATTGTGGTCAAAGGCACAGAAGAAGCCAATCCTATGAATTATATCAATCATCTAATGCGTCCAGAAGTATTTGGCACTCCTATTGTGCTACCTCCAGACGCAGGTACAGTGGGTCGTTATACTATGAGCAGTCTAAGCATACGTCAGCTGTTTGAAAGTTATGAATTAAATGTCTATCCAGAGCCTATACGCAATCCACCTGATGATCAAGGACGTACTACCAATCACAAAGCATTTGGTATTAACACTATGCGACAAATGATGGAAATAGGCACGTTTATGATCAACGAAAACTGTGTTGAATTCCTACGTGAAGCACAAAACTACTATGTAGATGACAAAGGTCGCTTTAGTGATCCAGATGACTGCATTGACTCTGCACGTTACGCCTTGTTAGGCTGCCTAAATGGCTGGGCTGAACCTTGGGATAGTCGCAGTCCTAGTCAACGTTTCCGCGATGCCGCACACAATATGAAAGTACGCAAACAACAACAGGCCTTAATAGAACGTCCTGCTTGGAAGAGGGTTTACTCCGCTGATGAGTAGGCCATAAATAATAAAATAAACAAAGGTACCTTATAATGTTGGATCTTAAAAACGTAGTTGTTAGTAATCTAAATACAAATTCAGGCTCGTTGGCTCGCTTTGTTAAGATGAAATCCTTATTGGACCAAAAATGTGCCGCTAACTTACGTTTGTTAGCTACTAAAAATAATATTAACCGTACAAGTGACTATCATTACCTTGTATTGGCAATGACACAGTCAACAGAGCCTGTTAATGGCATTGACTATATTCATCCTGTTGTAAAACCCACTGTAGATTATGCTACGTCAGTTATTGTCAAAGGTATGGCACAAAATGGCGAAGTTAATTTTGAATTTGTACCAGACAATGAAGCAGATGAAGAAGCCGCACGTCAGGCTACCAATATGGTACACAAGTTGATCAATCAAAACAATGATCCACACTTTATTCTACAGCATTGGGTAATGGATGCTTGCCTACACAAAAACGGTGAAATGCTAATTGCGCCAATGCGTGAACAGGTTACACGCTATGTTACAACATCAGGTACACTAGACCAATTAAAAGCCTTTGAACAACAGGCTGAAGAAGCTGGCCTAACTGCCAAACGCAACAGTCGCCGTAAGAAATCAGTTAATATGACACAGGTCGTAGCTGAAACACAACAATTTTTACAAACAGCAGATCAAACACAGGCTGAACAACAAATTCAGGCACGTATTGATCGCAGTCGCAAGATTGCCGCAGGTGATACGGCTGTTAATCCTGTAGAAGATTTTGCAGAAGAAAATAACGTACAATTACAAGAAGGTGAAGACGCACTAGATGAGGCAATTGCTCGCAACACTATCTATGATGCTGAATATAAACTAACAGGTTATACTCTTAACATCAAATTCCGTCCTATAGCACAACATTATTGGATGTGTGATCCTACAGTAATTGAAATCCAAGAACAACCATTTTGTGGTTTCTACAAACCAATGAGCATTCAAGAAGCAACTGAATTGTATCCAGATATTGATCTGGAGGAGTTTAAGATTTATGCTGAATACTCAAACGTGGGCAGTTATCAGGCTGGTAGCCTCCTCAATAATTTGGCCATTCACGCTCGTGATAGTGTGCCTATTAATGGACTCCCCGCCCAAGGATATGCGGCGCAAGAACCAGAAGCACGTCAGGTTACTGTTCTTACTGTTTGGAATCGCTATGACATTGACGGCGACGGCGAGTTGGAACTTGTTGAATTAGTTTATTCAGGACAATATGTTATCAGTGCCAAAGAAGTAGAATTTATTCCTGTGGCCAATATGTGTCCAAAACCATTGCCACAAAACTTCTATGGTATGAGTATTGCTGAATCAGTTACTCCAATGCAGGAGTATATGACATCAGGTTATCGTGCTGAATTGTTAATGGGCTTGCTACAATCAACTCCACGTGTTGGTGTCAAACCAGATCGTGTAGACTTTGAAGAAATGCAGGACGGCGAAGCCGCAATATTCATTCTAGACAGCAAGTTTGATCCTGCCAAAGACATCTATCCAATGCCTGTACCACAAGGTAATCCAACATTTATGGACAATACCTTGAATCGTATGCAACAAGATCAAATGGCTATGGTTGGTATGACAGCACCACAAGATGTATTCAATCCAGAAGTTATGGATCCAGGTAATTCAGGAGCAAAATTAAATCTAGCCTTAAGTCCAAATCAAATTATTCAAGACAATACAGTTAAAAACTGTGCTGAAGGTTTGAAAGATGCTATTTGGTTGGTATGGCGTACATTAGTAGCACACGCAGATGATTATGGCGTTAAAAAATTAGCACAAGAATTCAATCCAGAAGGCAAACCTGTATTCTTAGATGGTGAAAGTTTTGACAATATGGATTTTAATGATCGTAAAACAATTCATATTGATCTAGCCTTGGGAATGAAGTCAGAAGAAAACAGTCTACAACGCAGTCAAATTATTAAACAGGCACAGACACAATTAAATGCTGAAGTAGCACAGGCTGTACAAATGGGCCTAACAGATCCTACGCTGTTTAAGAAAATGCGTAAGCCATATGAAGATACATTATATGTATTAGGTGTTAAAGATGCTGATGCTTACTTGGTAACCTTAGATGAAGTAACTAAGATGGCACAAGAAACACAACAAAAAGCACAGGCCGCACAAGAAGCCGCTAAAAATAATCCAAATCCAGATGATCAGAAGAAATTAGCTGGAGCACAACTAGATAAAGTACGTGCTCAAGAAATTGTTGCTGATATGAATGGTAATGATGCTAAACGCCAACTAGAAGGTCTAGCATTAGTAGGTGAACATAAAGCACGTGCTTATTAAACATAAATAATTTTACGGCAAGGAAATGAAATGATTGAAAATAACGTTGTAGAAGCGTTTAACAACCGCTTGACTATTGATCTTAACAACATCAAAAAGATGACTCCAGGTCAATTGGACCGTGTTAAGGAATTAGGTAGTCAGGCAGAGAATTTATTAAAGAACAAAGACTTTGCGTACTTTGTTCATACATTCAAATTTGAATGTGTTGATGTGTTAACAGAGATTAACACACATACTGAAGCAGATAATGCTCAGCGAGTTGCCGTTAGCAACCAACTTGCTGGGATAGATGGGTTCATTAAATCGCTCAAACGAGCTGTTTATTTTAGGAACCGCGTGGTAAGTCAACAATCAGGTCAAATGACTACTGAAGACCCCATAGCGTAACATTAAAAAGGAGTATCAATGGATACTATTGTTGCTGACATACCTAATGTCCCTGTGGACACGGTCCCTGTCAAAGAAGCCAGTGTTGGATTGGATGCAATAGCTCAGAAAATGGCCGCAATGCGTAACCAAATTCAAGCTACCATACCAGCTGGGACAGGTTCTTCTGATGAGGCAAAAGCAGAAGCCCCTGTGGCACCCAAAGGTGTTGAGGTAAAGGAAGAGATTCCTGAGAACGATACCAATTTGATTGAGCCAGAAGTTGCAGAACCAGAAGCAGAGTATGGTGAAGACAGCATTGATGAAGGTCTAGCCCCACAAGAAGAACTTGAGGTAAGCGAACCAGATTCAACAGAAGCAGAAGTTATTGATTTCTTAGAGTTTGCAGAAAACAACCCTAACGCTAAATTCAAATTTATGCGTAATGGTAAAGAAATTGAAATAGATGCTAAAAAAGCTGCCGCTATATTAGGTCAAGGTGCCGCAATTAGTGAAGAAGCAAGACAGTTAAAAATTCAGAAGGCTGAATTTGATGAATATTTGACATCAAAGAAAGCTGAGACTGATGGTTTAATGTTAGCGATGGAATTTACAGTACGCCCACAGTTACAAAAAGCGTACGATGAGGTTATTAAGGTACAACAATACCAAAATACCTTTAGACAACAATTAGCACAGACTCAAGATCCTGTACAACAGGCTCAGATTCAAGCTAATATGCAACAGAATGATAGATACCTACAACAAATTGGTCAAACTATCAATCGTCTAAAGCCTAATTTGGAACAGTTTTACCAATTGCGTAGTAATCAGGTTCGCGAAATTCTTGATACTAACCGCAAGCAATTCCAAGACAAGGAATTGCGTAATGCGGCTATCTACAATGAAGTTCGTGAAAAGGTAAGTAAGGGTTGGTCAGCTGCCAAGAACCAATTGGTTCCAGGTGTTGATAACTTAGATCTAGTAACAAGTGATGAGCATATCTTATCCTTGATACGAGATGGTCTAAAGTATCGTGATCGTCCCAAGGCCAAGGCCGCTGGTAACAGCATTGCCGCACTAACTACTCGCAAAACCGCAGGTTCCATTAATCCAGGCCGTCAGCAGGATAACGTGTCTAGTCTTCGCGAACAAGCCAAGCGTGGCGACACAAAAGCCGCAGACAATCTACTAGTAGCTCAATTAGCGGCGCTAAGAGCACAACGTAGATAAAGATAAGCCAAAATTAAAGGAGAAATATTATGGCAGCTCAAGGTTATAACTCAACCGCAGTCATTGGCAATGGTACTACAGGCTATCAAACTGATATCGTTGTTAAAGACTTAGACTTAGATGTATCCAACCGTGTTAAGGATGACACACCAGTCCTAAATATGTGTATGGCTAAAAAGCGTAAAGTTGTTAGCACTTTACCACTATGGACAAACGACGTTTATCGTTTACCACAGATTCAAGCTAACCAAGAAGGTCAAGCAGTTAGTGGTGGTTTAGTTGAACAACAATCACGTGCTAACTTAGGTAACTACACACAGATTTTCAGTACAGTTGTTGGTGCTACTGGTACCGCACGTGCTGTTGAACAATCTGGTGGAGATCCTCAGGCCTACCAAGAAGTCAAGCAATTAATTGAATTGATGTTTGACGTTGAAGCACAGATCGTTCGTGCAGACCAAATTGGTACAAAGTATAGTGGTCAATCAGGTTCAGCAGTTGGTTTTGCTGGTAACTTGACAGCTCCATATACAACATCAACAACAACTTATACAGCAGTTGGTCAAGGTGCCACTGAATATGTGTATACAGCTTCTGGTAACGTAAGTACATTATCTTCATTTGTATCTAACGTTGGCGGTCAACAAGGTGCTAACGTTCAGTATCAATCACAAACTTCAGTAACAGCTCCAAGTTCAACACCTCCAGTAGCAAACGTAAGTGGTCAAACAACAACCACATACGGTCCACAAACTGGTCGTCGTATGGGTTCATTAAACGCATTCGCTGGTACACACAGTTTCAACCCAGCACCTTGGACAAACTTCTACACAGTTTACAATAACGAAAACACTGACGTTACAACTAACGGTACAGCTAACGTTTTAGTTATTGGTGGTCAAGCTGGTACAAACAACGGTGAAGGTTTAGGTTCTAACTACTATTCTTATAGTGGTGCCCTACAACAATTTGCTCCTAGCTTGTACAAGCAATTGGTTACTACAGCTGAGCAACGTTTCAATGCTAAGATTCGTACTATCGTTTGCCCAACAAGCCTACGTACACATCTAAGCGATACAATGCCTACAAGCCGTAGCATCAACCGTGTAAACAGTGAGCGTGGTGACACAATCGCTACTTACGAAGGTGACTTCAACTATACATATGAAATTTTTGATAGTTGGATTATGGACCAGGTTGGTGTTGGTAATCAGATCTACTTCTTAAACGACGAAGTACTTCAGTGGGGTTCATTGCGTGATCTAGGTCCTAACAATGAAGTGTTTAGTAATGCGGATGCATCACTAGATCAGTTCATCTTGGAAGGTACATTGATTGTACGTAACCCAGCTGGTGTAGCTGTTCTACACGACATTAGCCCATCAGGTACATACGTTGGTGTTAACCCATCAACTGGTGCATCTGGTTCACTACGTTCTACAACATACGTACAACGTTTGAACGCTTGGGATGGCAACACTTTCTAATTAAGTTTTACTTAATTAAAAGTATGGACAAGGGCCTTAGGGCCCTTTTCCTTTGGCCATAAATAGATATATGAACGAATTTGACAATTACCAAGATAAATCCATCCTAGATGGTCCAGAACCAGAGTTTAATGAAGACGCACACCGTTGGGACAAAGGCGGATTAGTAACAGAAGATAACGGTATTGCTGATCGCCTGCTACAAAATGACAAATTGTACAATCAACTCAAAGGTGATTGGGAACGAAGTGATTTTAATTTAAGTAAAAATATTAAAACTACAACTAGACGTGATCACGGCAAGTTGTATATGACACGTGAACAGTTGAATATTCCGCATATCATAGAAGTTTGCCAGGAATATCGTAAACGTGCTGAAGCAGGATTTATGGATCCTCTGGCTCCTGTTATGCCAGATGGTAAATTAGGTTACAAATGGATGGAATTACCAGAAGTAATCGCATTTGAAATCTCTAACAAATATTTTGGTGGTATGCCTTGGGCCGCAATCAAACGTGATCGCACACTAAAGGCACAGTTTTACAAAGTAGTAGAAAAAGAATATAATTCCTTTGTCTGCTATCCAGGTGGGCGATTGCCAATTCCTGTTGAGGTCCCATATCCAAACCCAGTGGGCTCAGAAAAATTCTTTAAGGGCCATACGGTATGAGCAACAATTTCCCAATCAGCACTGGAACAGATCTAGTAGCTTATGTTGAGGCATTTACAGGTTCAAGCAATGATACAGAAGTTAAACAATGTATCTACTTGACAGAATTAATGATGCGTAACATTGAGTTACCAGCACTACGTACAGATCCATATAACACATTTGGCGTAGCAGATTCAAATGGATTTGTACCTATTCCTGCTGATATGAATAGACCAATCCTGTTTTTTAATCAAGGTCTAACTAGCACAACTGGCAACAGTACAGCAACAGGTGGTCCTTGGATTGTTTATGATCGTATTGGTGATCGCGATATGATTGGCGATCAAATGATTGAAAATTTATATTTGAAACCAATTAATATTCCACAGGTCTATCGCGGTAAGTTTAGTGAAGTTGGACAGGTATATGAATTCTTGCCTGGACTAACACAAGGCACAGTAATTAATATGTATTACTTTACTACTTGGCCATTTTTATTTACAACAGATTCAAATAACAATCCAGTAGACACTAATGTAGTATTACAAAGTTTTCCAGAGGGCTATGTCTATGGTACTCTACACAATTACTATCTAAAACGCAAAATGGCAGATGATGCCAACAACTGGTTAGCTAAATTTAATTTGGCCTGGGATACAGTTGAAGACCAAAACAACAAAGGCAAATGGTCTGGCGGTCATAATCGTTTGACTTCAATATTCCAACCACGTAAAGATAGACGCTACACAGCAAGATAACAAGGATTAATAAGATGGCCAACGTTTCAGTAGGAAGTACACCAGGTTTATATATAGGATCTGGTTCATCCACAATATTAAATAATGCTCAACAATTAAATTCGTTGTTGGCCAATAGTAGTAGTGTTGGATTTTATTTAACCAATTCTAATCAATCAGAAACTGCTGTAGTATTAGCATCTGGAGTTACCGCTGGATCATTTGGTAATGCTACATATTATCCAACATTTACTGTTGGCGCAGATGGTCGCTTAACTGCGGCTGGTGCGATTCAATCAGCCGCGGCTAACACCTATGGCAATGCCAACGTAGCCGCTTATTTGCCAACAGATCCAACGTTTACTGGATATCTAACATACGCCAACGCCAATGCGGCAAGCCAAGCGGTAAGCATCAATACAATCAATGCTAATCTTGGTGCATTTGAAATTTATGCCAATGCTACATTTGGTACAAGTAACTATGGTAATGCCAACGTAGCCGCTTATTTGCCAACAGATCCAACGTTTACTGGATATTTAACATACGCTAACGCCAATGCGGCAAGTCAAGCCGTAAGCATTAACACAATTAATGCTAACCTTGGTGCATTTGAAATTTATGCCAATGCTACATTTGGTACAAGTAACTATGGTAATGCCAACGTAGCAGGTTATCTACCAACTTACACAGGTAACATTGGTGCAGGCAACGTTAATGTATCAGGTAATGTTATAGCCAGTTATCATTTAGGTAATGGTGGCAAATTAACTAGTTTAACTGGAGCTGCCGCTGGCACATACGGTAGCGATGTATTAATTCCAAGTATTGTTGTTGATGCAACAGGACGTATTACACAAATTACTACTAATGCTATTTCAGGTGGTGGCAGTTATGGTAACGCTAACGTTGCCGCATATCTATCTAGCAATACAGTTACAACAATTTTTACAACTGGTAATATTACAACCAGTGCCAACGTTAATGCCACTGGCAATTTCTATGGCAATTTGATTGCGGCCAATATTTTAGTAGCCAACATTGGTATCCAATCTTATACAACATATCAAACTGCAACAACACCTCAGTATAGTAAAGGTGTAGTATGGTATGACAACACCCAAGACAGTTTAGCCTATTACAATAGCGTGACCAATAATGAAGTTAACATTGGTCAAGAAACACAGTTCCAGGCTTATAATAACACTGGTTCAACTATTGTTCAAGGCGCTCCTGTTTATATTAATGGATCATTTGGATCCTGGCCTAATATTGCATTAGCACAAGGCAATAATTTAACATCAGCACAAGTAGCTGGTGTTGCTAATCAGGCTATTCCAGCTGGCTCATATGGTTATGTGGTTTCATCAGGTACAGTAGCTAATATTTTATTAGTCTCATATTCCGCTGGCGATAACTTATATCTAAGTAGCACCACTCCTGGAGTCTTACAAAATTTTGCTCCATCAACAGGTTATGTAACTCGTGTTGGTGTTGTTAGTTACAATGGCGCACAGGGTCGTTTTATAGTCAGCTTAATAAATCCAGTTAATAATCAACAATTTGGTAACTTGACCTTAACAGGCAATTTGACAGCTAATAATGCAAGCATTACTAATCAACTATCAACAGGTAGTGTATTAACTTCTGGAGCAGTAACCGCTGGTAATTTGATTACTACCAATGGTGTATATTGGGCCAACGGGGTAAGTTATGCATCAACAATCCCAGGCACTTATGGCAATACGCAAGTAGCCGCTTATTTGTTAGCTCCAGGACCAATTGGCAGCGGTACACCAAATACAGGTGCGTTTACTACCTTGGCTGGTACATTATCAACTGCCGCACAAACAAACATTACATCAGTTGGCACATTAACTGGTCTAACAGTTAGCGGTAATATCAGTGCAGGCAACGTGGCAGTTACTACAAAAACACAAACTGGAAGTTTATATACTACTAATGGTGTATATTGGACAGGTAATGGTGCCGCCTATTCAACAGGTGGCGGCAGTTCATTTACTGGTGATCTAGCTGGATCTATTTTAGATGACAGCACCAACAATCGTATATTTGCCAATGCTTATCCATTAAGCACACCAGTAGCAACCTGGAACGGCAACGTATTCATTAACCAAATTGCAGTTAAACCAACTTATTCAGGTGGTGCATTACAACCACCTAGCAGTGGTAATCAAATTGGTCAAATTGTTGGTCAAGTAGTATCAGGTAACATTGGTTACCAAAGCCGTTATGGTACACAAACAAGTGCCCAAACAATGATGGGTTACTTGCAGTCGTGGCCTGTTACTGCCAACACAATGAACAACAACGATCGCATTCGTGCTATTCAAGGTGTTAACGAAGTTAACCTAAACGGTTATACTTGGGGCTCAATGACTACCGCAGCCAATACAGCAACAACTTTAGTTGGTACAAGTGGTTTAAGCCAAATTGTTGGTTCAGGTCAGGCTGGTGCGGTCATTGGAACGCTAGGTGCTATTATTAGTATTCCAGTAACAGGATCAGCAAACATTCAATATGCCACAAACTTTATGGCAACAACCAGTTACAATGCTACCAATGCATACACAGCAAGTAATATTGCTTATGCTCGTATGTTGGGCGGCACACTACAACAAACTGGTAATTTAACAATACAAAATGCTGTTGGTCTACATACCACAACAGGTTGGGCTACTGCCACAAACAAATATGTGGTATTGAATGATGACCCAACCAGCGTAATCCAAACATCTGGTAACGTTGCTGTTACTGGTAACTTGCAGATGCAGGCCTACCAAGAAACTGTAGTTGCTACTGGATTTACTGGTGGTGCTTGGACAGCTAACGTTGCGGCTGGAACTGTTCAATCAGCTACTTTAACTAGCAATATTAGCAGTTTGACGTTTACTAATATGCCAAAAGGTGGATCAGTAACATTAATTATTACACAAGGTGGATCAGGTAGTTACACATTGACCACAACTGGTATCAAATATGCTGGTGGTAGCAATACTTTATCAACAGCAGTTGGTGCCATTGACATACTAAACGTATTATTTGATGGCACCAATTATTATGCTAGTTTGGTCAAAGGATATGCATAATGTTTGGAGCGATGCGTCAATCGTGGTATGATGCTCAACCATCAGCAATAACTGCCACATATCTAATTGTTGGTGGTGGTGGCGGTGCCAGCTGTTCAGATGGTGGTGGTGGCGGTGCTGGCGGTTTATTAACTGGCACAACAACTTTAACTCCTGGAACTACTTATAATTTTGTTATTGGTGCAGGCGGTGCAGGAACAACTAATAACGGTGTCACAGGTACCACAGGTGCAAATTCTACAGGTTTTGGTTTAACCGCATATGGCGGTGGCGGCGGCGGTGGCGGCGGAGCACAAAATGGTGGCAATGGTGGTTCAGGTGGCGGTTCTGGTAACGGTGGCGGCGGAGCAAACACAGCTGGAACAGGTGTTTCTGGACAAGGTTATGCTGGCGGAACATCAACGGGTAGTGCTGGCAATGGTGGCCTAGCTTATTGCGGTGGCGGTGGTGGTGGCGCTGGTGGAACTGGCGGCAACGGAACAACAACCAATGGTGGTAATGGTGGCCCAGGTGTTCAAAATTCAATTACAGGATCAGCTAACTATTATGCCGCAGGCGGTGGCGGAGCTGCCTTTAACGTTGGGTTTGGTACAGCAGGTGCTGGAGGCACAGGTGGAGGAGGCGCAGGTGGCCAGGGTGACAGCGGCAATGCCAATGGCCCAGGTGGTAATGGTTCAACTCCTGGTTCAGGTGGCGGTGGCGGTGCTGGTAATGGAGTATCAGGTGGCAATGGTGCTACTGGCATTGTTATTATTTCTATACCAACTGGTCAATATTCAGGAACCTATACAGGATCACCAAGCGTGTTTACATCAGGTGGTAATACAATTTTACAATGGGCCTCATCAGGTTCAGGAAGCTATACAGCCTAAGGACATATTATGCCAATGCAAGCAGTTAAAACACCTTTTACCAATATGAGTTATACTCCTGATGTGCCATCAAGTGCATTAGGTGCCAATGAATACAATGCTGGTCAAAATATTGAAACCAATGTACGTGGTATTAATAGTGTTGCTGGTGATGAATATATATTAAGTCAAATTCCAGGTAATACTATATTTGTAACATCAGGATTTGATATTAATGGTACCTATTGGTTTATTGTAGCTACTGAACAAGGCAAATGGTATGCTATTGATTCAGCAGGTATTACAGACATTACTCCATCTCAAGGTATTGGTGGTGTAATTACAACATCAACAGCTTTTGATGCTCCTAGCGGAACTAGTAGTTCAATTGCCAATACACATACCTACTGGACTGTAACACCTACAGGTGGATCAGGTTCAGGAGCAATATTACAAGTTAGTATTGCCAATAACAATGCATCATATGCAGGTGGTAATTATAACATATATGGTGTTGTTAATGGTGGTACTTTATATGCTCAAGGAGATGTATTACATATTTCAGGTACTCAGGTTGGTGGCACAACACCAGCTAACGATATTACAACACCAATTTCTAATTATGCCACATTTGGTACTACACCTGGAATAGGAAATTTTACAGGTTATAATTCTAGTACAGTTATTACTGCTAGTTGGAATGGTGGAGTAGTATTCTTAAATGATCAAATCAATCCACCAATGTATTTTGCTCCAGGACAATGGAGTCAAATACGCCTGTATGATAATTTGCCAGACAATTATGTTTGGAATTATGATGTCATTGTTCCTACATCAGGTCCACAGGCAGGCAATACAATTCCTTTGTATTCAAGTTTGACAGCAGGATTTATTCGTGTATACAATAGTCCTAACCTAGGTTCATTATTGGTCTCTGGTAATTTAACAGGCACTATTGCCGCAAACGTAGTTACACCAACACCAGGAACTATACAACATTTACCAACTACAGTACGTTGGAGTCAAAACTTTGGTTTGAACTCAGGTCCAACTACCTGGGCACCTACTGTTACCAACGTAGCCAACGAAGTTGAAATGCCAGTACGTGGTCCAGTTATTGATGGTTTCCCATTGAATGGTAACTTTTATATTTGTAGTTATTGGGACACCTGTTTAATGAGTCCTATTGCTTATCAGTCAAGTTATGCACCTGTGTTTGGTATTAAACTTGTTAACCAAGGTCGCGGCCTACTGAATGAAAATTGCTGGGCCAACGTAGACAATACTGTGTTTGGTCTAGATGCACGTGACATTTGGCAATTTGATGGCGGTAACTTCAAGGCCATTGGTAACCAACGTGTTAAAACTTATTTCTATAACAATTTGAATCCAAGTTATACAAATCAAGTTTTTATGCAACACAATAGTGCCAAATATCAAATTGAAATTTATTATCCTGATCTAACATCAACTGGTCAATGTAATCAAATGATTGCTTATCGTTATGACCTAGATGCGTGGCAACCACCACGTCAGGTTACAGCGGCAACACAATCAACAGAAGCTCCACGCTGGACAGGCACAGATTTTAACTTAGCCACTCGTGGTGTTGTTTATAGTACCTTTGCTAATGTTGCTACAACTAACAATACAAGTTTGATACAAAAAGATACAGGAACAAGTTTTATTGGCAATACTGCTATTAACAGCCTGTTCCAACGCAACAACATTTCGTATGGTCAACCATACTCTGCTAGCGTATTAGTACATCGCGTATTGCCAGAAGTTTATGGCACAGGTAATATTACTGTAACTGTAGGTGGAGCAGATTCAGTGGCCAATGCTGTTGTTTATAGCGCCAATGTAACAATGCCAATACAAACAAGTAATCCTTGGACACAAATTAATCAAAACGAATCTCGCGTTGTTACAATGCAGGTAGGAGCCAATAGTGCTGTTGATAGCTGGCAAATGACTGCGGCCAATTGGCAAGTGACAGTCGTACAAGACACAAGGTAATTTAATGAGCAATTTTGCTTTAGATGTTGGAAGTAGTCAAGGCGATATTATATCCAGCCTCAACTATGCTTTGGCTAACTTAGGCCAAGGCACAGGCACAACTGCTAATTTAGGAAATGTATTAACAGCCAACGTAACCACTGGTAATATTACTACCATTGGTAATAGTACTGTTATTGGTTATCTATATCAATATATGGATGTGGCCTATGCCAACACAGCCACTGGTGGTAGTTTTTCAAGTAACAGTCAAAACAAAAGTTATTTTGGTTTAAGAAACCTTACAGCCAATGTATGGGATACCAATCCTGTTGACTACACTTGGTATCAATTGGCAGGTGGTTTTGGCACAACAAAAAGTCTATACTATCAAACTACAGGTGGTCGCCAAATTAATTTTCAGGCGGCTACAACAAGTCCTGGTTATTATTATAGAACGGTACAAGATAGTGTTCCTATCAATTTAGATAACGTAAGTTCAACACAAACAATTAGTACACAGGCAGTTTATTTAGATTGGCAATACACACCAGCAACGCCAACTGGCGGTACTTATAACTTTGGTAATTTGTATCTAACTGCTCCTACAGGATGGTCAGCTAATATTCCAAATGCCAGTCCAGGTAATGTAATTTACATTAGTGAAAATACATTCTCAAGTAGTCAAAATTTTATAGTTCCACCAAATGGTGCTTGGACATTCCCAGTTATATTTTCTGCCAATGGCGCCGCTGGAGCAAACGGTCTTCCAGCCATAAGCACATATTATTTCCCTGCTTATACCACAGGCAATGTTATACCAACAACACCAATAGGTGGTAGTTGGGATTTTGGTAATGTATCAGGAACTCCTCCACACGATCCATTTGATTATCTTATACCATATCAATATATCAAGCCTAGTACTATTACTGTTACTGCTGGTAATACCAATGTTATCAGTTTAGCAAATCTTAATCTTGGTAATACCTATATAAACTATAACTATTATACCGTTTATGCCAATACATATAATCCTGGTCCTAATACCAGTTATGCTGTTGGTTCAGCTATCTATGGTGGCAAATACATTACTGACTTTACAGTTTCACAAAATACTGCTTATGTAGATTTACTATTAGTAGGTGCTGGTGGTGCAGGTTCAGCAGGTGAAGAAGGATACGATCCATACATATTTGAAGTTTGTGCTGCCAGTGGTGGTAATGTTTGTATAGTTAGTAATATTGCTTTACCAGTTGGTGCATATCGTATTGTACACGGTCCAGGTTGTGATACAGTATTATTAAAAAATGATAATTCAATTAGTTATACAGCCACACAAGGTACATCAGGTCACGTAAACCGTGCCGCCAATGTGGCAGCTGGTTATGGTGGCGGATTAAATGGTGGCGCAAGAACACCAGGAACTCCTTATCCTTTAGGTACTGTAGATAACACAGGCAATTATCAAGGTGGTTATGGCGTTGCAGATCCTTGGAATCAAATTACTTGGGCAGGCAATATTGCTGGCAATGGTGTAGCATACTTTGGTGGTGGTGGTTCAGCTGGTAAAACACTTCCAGCTGTATATGCTGGACCATATCCTGCTACTCCTGGTGGCTTAGGTGGTGGTGGAGCTGGACAAGGTATTACAAGTTCTACTACTTATAGTTTTGCTGTTTCTGGTCAATTTAGCACTGGTGGTGGCGGTGGCGGCGGTGCCGCAACTAATGGTAATTTTGGACAACCGCCAATAAACAATTTTCAAGGCACACTTGGATATAGTATCTATGATACATTTAGCGTAGGTGGTGTTGCTGTTATTCGTCAACACAATCCATTGCCTGCTAACTTGGTAATTAATACTTGGTCAACTACACCTATATCAACTGCATCTAATATTTTATATTCTTGTTATAGTGTGCCTAGTGTGGCTGGTAACGTAGGTAATGTTACAAGTTTGACCTGGACAACTCCTGTACAATTTAGTGGTAACACAGGTGCTAACGGCGCACCAGGAACAAATGGTAACGTAGGTAGTCGTGGATTTATTCCAATGGCCTATGTTGTAACCGCAAGTGATCCTACTAGTTATACAGACGCACAATATACCTATGCGTTTACTGCTAATCGTGCTAACATATCGCCTCCTATTGGTACAGGTTATAGCCCAATTGATGGTGACGTAGCACAGTTTGTTTATCCTAGTACTAATGTATTAACTGTTAAAACATTCCAAACTAATACCAGCCCACAATGGCAAGCAGTTAATGGACAAGTTATTTCAGGTAACGTATTTGTTACAGGTTCTATCAATGCCAGCGCCTTAAATGCCAATGATGTTTATGCATTAAACATAGCAAGCACAAGTGCCAATGTAGGTAATGTTACAAGTCCAGGTTTCTGGTTACAGGCCAGTTCAGGTGATGCTCGCTTTGCTGGTAATACCAATATTGGTAATAGTTTAATTGTTGGCGCCAATGCACAGATTGGCGGTAATCTTAATGTTGGTACCAATGCTACAATTGGATCAAATTTAACTGTAGGTAATAATACTAGCATTGGTGCTAATTTATCAGTGGGCACAAATGCCAACATTGGAGCAAATGCTATTATTGGTGGCAATTTAACTGTTGGTTCAAATGCCAACATTGGTGGTAACTTAAACGTAGTTGGTCTAATTACAGCAGGTAATTTACAGAGTAATACTGTTTCTACTACCACAATGCAAATTAATAGTGTTACTACTACATCTGGTTTTACCACTCCAGGATATTTTGACAGCAGTCCTAACAGCAGTATGAGTTATGCTGGTTTTGATGGAACTTATTATATCTATTTGACAAGTAATATAGTACCAATCAGCACAAATACTATAATCACAACTGCCAACGTAGTTAACGTTATCAGCGGATTTATGGATGTTAGTGGATACACAAATTTTGGTAGTTATACTGGAATTCCACAAATATATGGAGAAATACTTCGTTATGTTAATGGTAGTTTTTCTGGGGTAGTTAATAACACTACGGTGTTTACTCCAGCATATAATGCCTTTACTGGACTAGCCCTAACTACACAAACTCAATTGGCATATAGATTAAATGAAGTAGCCATTGTTGATGCTGGTACGGTTACGCCACCTGCGTATATTCAATACTATTGGGCCTATGGTGCTTATCTTAGTATGACCAGTAATCATCAACCATCACAACCAAACATCACAGTTAGTAGTTATGGTATGACATCTACCAATTATAAGAGATAACTTTATGGATTTTACTAACAGTACTAATACTTCTCCATTTCCTATTGCTAATAATCGCGTAGATATAACAACGGCCATACGCAACACACGTAATCAATTATTGCGAGACAATGTTGATACTGTAAATCCTGTACGTTATGCTGCCTTGACTGCTGATCAACAAGCAGAATTGGCAGCTTATAGACAAGCATTACTTAATATTCCGCAACAAACAGGTTGGCCAAATACAATTGACTGGCCAACTAAACCCACTTGGCTATAAAGGGTTAAATATAGATATGAAAGAGAAACGATAATGGACGATTTTACCTGGTATGATCCAACAACTTGGTGGGGAGATACAAGCACTACTCCTGTAGCGCCAACGGACACCTCTACAACTCCAACAGATACTTCTGCAACTCCAACCCCAACCTATACACCTAGTACTGATACTGGCATTTACCCAGATCCAGGTAGTCCAACTGGTTACAGTGATATTAATGGTAATATGGTTGACAGTACTGGACAACCAGTAAATTATGATAACAGTGGTCAGTTAATTGATAGTAATGGCAACGTTATTGGTAATGCAGGTCCATATCAACCACTGCCTACAGATACAACAACTACTACAGATGCCAATGGTAATTTAGTTACTGTAGATAGTAATGGTAATGTAGTAAATCAAAATCAAAGTGGTGGTTATGATCAGTATGGTAATCCAATTCCATCAACTCCTGCATCAACTGCGGCTGCAACAAGATCTATTGCTCAACAACAAGGTGGACAACAAGGTGGATCCAATAATGGACTGCTAGGTAGTTTGTTTGGCGGTGGTGATCAAACTGGTGGCGGTGGTAGCAGTAGTGGCTTATTAGGCACGTTAGGTATGTTGGCCGCTGGCGCAGGCGTAGGTGCTTTATTAAGCAATATGCTAGGCAACAAAGCCAGCAGTGGTGGTTCATCAAGTGTTGCCCCTGCTCAGGCAGCGACCATTGCTCCAAGCAATTTAACTTCAACACCGTTGGCTAGTCCTGGCATTAATCCAGGCTATGCTATGGGACAACCTGTAGCACAGGCACAACCATTACCTAGCAATCTTGGTAATTTGCCTACACCAAGTCAAATACAAACAATTAATCCACAGACATTAGCACCTGTGGCACCAAAGGTATAATATGAGTCAAGGTAAATTAGGCGGCAGTTCAGGCGGCACTAACACAGCACAAGGCGGTGGTAATGATCTAATGACCTTTTTGTTTGGTAATACTTTTTCAGGTACTCATAACAACGCAAATACATATAATCAACCAAGTTATGGTGGTACTAATTATTCGCGTCCAACAAATACTGGAGGTCAGCAATCATCCACAATGGCCAACCTAGGCAATCACTTATTAGCCAATACATTATTTGCTCCTACACCTCAGCCAGTTGCACAGCCAGTTGCACAGCCTTCGCCTTATACACCACAACAACAAGCTATCTATCAACAACATCCACAGTGGGCGCCAAATTATGGAATGGCACAACAACAAACTTTACAACAGAATTTAGCAAAACAATATGGATTACCTGTTCCTCAATATGGAACAACGCCCGCACAACCTGTGGCACATCCAACAACAGGTGGTACAAGTATTCCAGGCGGTGGAGCATTTGCTAACAAAATTGGCGGTAGTGCTGGGTCAGCTGTGGGCAAAGGACTGTTTGGCGGACAAGGACAGACTCCTGCTGGACAAACTCCTGGAGAACAAACTCCTACTGGTCCAGGTATGGGTGGCGTAGCATATGATGAAGAAGGTAACCTAATGCCTGGTTATCAACTAGATGAAAACAATAATCCTGTATGGACAGGACAAAATGAACCAACTGCTCCAATTGCACCTACTACACCTGAAGTACCAACTAATCCAGTAGCATATGATGACAATGGTAATTTAATGCCTGGTTATCAACTGAATGAAGAAAACAATCCTGTTTGGACAGGACAATATGAACCAACGCAGTTTGATCCAACACAATTCCAATATGATCCAACGCAATTTCAGTTTGATCCAACACAATTCCAATATGATCCAACATCATTTGATTCAAGCGGCATTGACTTCAGTGGCGGTTGGTAAACGAGTTAAATACATAATAGACAAGGATAAGAATTATGAGTTATAATCAGGGTAAAACAAGTAGCAGTGGATCAACTTCTACTAGCCCAACAATCAGCGGAACACAAAGTCAATATTTAGGCAATCAGGCCGCTGTTGGTACACAGGCTATGCAGGGTCTAAGCAATTTATTAGGTAGTGCTACAGACCTGTATAACCAAAGTGCTGGTGGTGTTAACAACGCCGCAACCAATTATGCTCAAACAGGTAATGCTATTAGTCAAAACCTAGGACAAGGTGGTGCTGGTGCTTATGCTACTGGTATCAATGCCCTAAGCAATATCAGCAATCCTGCTTATCAACAAGCAGAAATTAATGCGGCCTTGATCCCCGCACAACAACAATACGCACAAAACTTAGCCGCACAAGGCGCACAGTTTGGTGGAGCTGGACAAATGGGATCAGCACGTCAGGCCTTAGCTGGACAACAACTAGCTGGTCAAAACCAATTAAACCAACAACAAGCTGTTGCCAATGTATTAAACAACATTACAAACCAACAATTAACAGCAGGACAAGCACTTACTGGCGCTGGCGTGTCAGGTGGACAACTTGGCCTACAAGGAGCACAGGCTGGCATTACTGCAAGTCAATTGCCAATGCAATACTTACAAAACCTGGGCAATTTATATGGTGGCATTTATGGACAGGTCAATCCAAGTTTTGCTGGTACTATTGGTCAAACTACACAAACAGGTCAGGCAGGTAATACTACAAACGCTGGCATACAAATTTAAGGACCTACGATGGGAATTTTAACTTCATACATAGGCAACCAAATGGGCAACAACCCAAGTAATGCCAGTGACTTTTTAAGCAATTACTTTGGTCAACGTCTTGCCAATGACAACAATACAAATCCACAGGCTAATGTAACACCACAATCAACAACTATCAGTTACAATTCAGATGGTAGTGCTGATGTTACACATAAACAAACTATTCAAAAGGATAGTGCGGTTCCTGGCACAGCGCCACAACCACAAGTGCAAGCGCCACAGTTTATTAACTTGGCTAATAGTGCTGGTCCTAATGTTAACTATCAACCGCCAGCACCTGCTGTTCCTGTGCAAGGAACACAACCATTACAAAATGCTACACAGGCTGCCGTGCCTGCTCCTGTAGCACCACAACCTTATCAACCACCACAGGCACCACAAGGTGTATTTGGTCGTATGATACAGGCTGAATCAGGTGGACAACAATTTGGTCCTAATGGACAAATTTTAACAAGTCCAAAAGGCGCACAAGGCATCGCACAAATTATGCCTTCAACAGGTGCCAATCCAGGTTATGGTATTGCTCCTGCTACGCCACAAGAACTAGCAACACCACAAGGTAATATGTTGTTTGGTCAACGTTACTTTGAAGGTATGTATAACAAATTTGGACAAGATCCAGAAAAGGCCGCTGCCGCTTATAACGCAGGCCCTGGTACTATTGAAAAGGCTATGCGTCAGGCAGATGCTCAAGGTGGTACTTGGAAAGATTATATTCCAGATGAAACTAAAAAGTATCTAGCCAAAGTCATTCCAGCAGGCGAAGAAACTAAAAAGAAATTTGGTCCAATGTTAGCTATGGCTGACACAGGCACACGCACTGACGTGGGTATGAATCCAGAGGAACAAATTATTCACCATATGGTGTTAAACAGTAAAGATGTAAATGCTTTAGGTATGGGCACTTATGCTGGCGATCATTTAATTGATCCTGCTACTAAAAAGGCCTATGCGGATCAACACGCTACTGTTTTACAACAAAATAAAATGGAAAAAGATGCTGAAGTACGAGCACAAAACATTGTTGCTGATGGCGGCGTTGGTCTACAACGTGCTCTTAAAGATGATTCAGAAGAAGGCAGTTATCTAAAAGCCTATCTGTTCCAGCGTCTTGGCCTACACGACCTGGCCAAAAACGAACAACAAAAATTAGGTGCTGGTGATCAATGGGCACAAACAATGATTAATGGCACACCTGCTTGGGTCAAGTTCAATGGCCAAGGCGCACCTGTTAAAGGTTATACAGCTGAAGGCGAATTGTCTGGCAAAGATTTGATTAACACTATGAATATGAAAGGTGTTACTCAGCACACAGGTAAAATGCAAGACGTTACCACAGGCGAAATTTATTACGAACAAACAACCCCATTTGGTCCACGCTTAGTTGACAACCAAGGTAAAGTATACAGTGGTTCTAGCGCCAACTTACGTGCTTACGGTATTGGTTCAGACGTAGCGACGAAAAATATTATACAATTACAGACCTTACGTAATAGATTGCTTAACGAACCAGCTATTAATCAGGCCAATTTCTTGGCTAAGTTTAATGCTGAAAATGGCACAAACTATACATTACCACAGGTAATTAACAGTCAGGCTCCAATGACAGCGGCTCCTAATCAGGCTCCTATCACTGGCGCACAACCAGCTCCAGCCGCACCTACAGCTCCTACACAAGGTGGTCCAGCAGTTCCACAAGCGGCACCACAGCCAGCTCCTGCGGCAGGTCCAGCTGTTCCAGGCCAGGTACCACAGGCAGCTCCTGCGCCTGTTACAACAGGCCAAACACAACCAGGACGTGGTCCAAGTCCTACACCTGGAATGCCAGGTACCAAACCACCTCCTGTTCCTTATGCCAATGAATCGCCTGCGGCATTTGCGGCACGTAAGAAATTGTATGATGAAGAAATGGGCAAGGTTGCCGCTGAAGTTGGTGAACTTAAAACCAAGTTTCCTGATTATCAAGCGCAGGTTGATAAAACATTACGCACAATTGATGATGTATTATATTACACTGATCCTAAGACAGGCAAAGTTGATTATTCAAAACCAAATCCAGGTTTTGAAACCAACGTTGGCTTAAAAGGCATTACAGGTTATTTACAAATACCAGGAACAGCCGCACGTGATTGGCAGAGCAAATACAAACAACTTACTGGCGAAACATTCTTGTCAGCATTTAACAGCCTACGTGGAGGCGGTGCTATCAGTGATCGCGAAGGTAATGCCGCAACTGAAGCACAAGCCGCACTAAAAGATCCAGGCATTAGCGAAGAAGAATTTAAGCGTAATGCTAAGATTCTTGAAGATACACTCAAACGTGGTATCAATCGTGCTCGCTTGAAGATTGGTCAACAACCTGACACCAAGTATATGCTAGGTGATCAAAAGCCAGAAGAGAAAAAGAAAGCCTATGAATGGGCTATGGGACATCCACAAGATCCACGCAGTCGTGATATCTTAGACAGACTAGGACTAGTGATCAATGAATGATTTTGATCCAGATGCATTCCTAAGTGGTGCACCTGCCACACCTCAAACTGCTGTCAAAGCTGAAAAGCCTGCCAGCGATTTTGATCCAGATGCGTTTTTAGGTGAAACTAAAACGCAGGCGGAAGCCACACAAACACAACAGTTCAAACCAGAAGGTCCTGCACCACAAGGTTATGTTTCAGGTCCAGCTGGATACAATTGGCAAGGAATTAAACAAACAGTTAGTCCTTTAGCTGAAGCGGCCAAAGGTACTGTTGGTGGTTATGTGCGTAATCCTATACAAGGTATTGTTGACGTTGGTGCTATGCATATGGGATTACCTCCCCCTTACGCAACCACTGATGCCGCTAAAGGTTTATACAATACGTACAATGCTGCCAAAACAGCTATGAATACCGCACAAGGTCTAGCAAGTAAAATTGCTGAAACACCAGGTGTTGAAACTGCGTTTAACAAACTTATTGATTCATTACCTAAAGCAGAAGCATTACGTATGAATGATCTTATTAATAAGCGTGGTGCACAAGGTCTTAAAGAATTTATTGATTCATCCAGTGATGCTATTAAAGCTATGCCAGAAGTTAAAGAACTATCAGGTATGGTTCCAAGTCGTATGGCACAGGCAGGCAAAGTTGTTGCTCCAGTGTTACGAACAGCAGGCAAAGTTTTAGGCCCAGCAGGCTTGGCAATGAACGCATATGATGCCAGTCAATACGCACAGGCCGCTGAATTAGGCAAACGTCTTGCTGAAGGCCAAGGTGGCATAGCACAACAAGCATTCCGTAATGTACAGCACAATATGGGTAGCCAATATCAACTGCAACCACAAGAAGCGGCTAATGTTTTAGCATCTGGTGATCAGGCAACGATAAATTTATATGGCGGTCCTCAAAGATTAAATCAAATCGCTGGAGGCCAAAGTCCAAGTGCTCCTCCTACTTCAACTAATTTTATTGAACGTATGAAGGCAATAGCACATCAATATGGAATGATTAAACAATGACATTAAAAACCTTACACGATACACTAGAACGAGTTTATGCCAGTAACTTTGTAGCATACCAACGTGCTCACGCCAGCCATATGAACATACGTGGACGCAATTTTATGAGCGATCATAAGTTGTTAAAACATATCTATCAATACTTAGAAAACAATGTAGATGTCTTAGGCGAAGAAATACAGGCCTGTGGTGTTGGTCGTGTGCCAGAAACCATTGATATGATTTTGACTTTGAGTGCCATTGAAGATACAATGACAGAAATGGATGCTAATAGCCTATTAATGGATACTTTAGACAATCTATATAAAATGATTGATCTATATCACGAAATGGACCAAGCAGGCATTGAAGCCAACTATCCTGATGTTTGTAATATGGCCGCTGATCATATTCAAAAGATTGCTACTTTCTGTTGGAAGATTGAAGCCACATTAGAAATAGAAGGTCGCCATACTGATAGAGGACGTCGCAGTGAGTAAAGTATTAGAACTTTACAAATTTGAAGATCACATACGTGATTGTGATCAACGTTATCGCGATTTAGAAAAGAAAATAGACGCCGTGGATGAGCGTCTATTGCGTTTAGAATTACTGTGCCTAGATATTAAAAATATTGTCAGTAATTCTCATTATAAAACTTCTTAATTGCTAGTATTAGGCCAGCAAGTTCAAACTGGCCACCTTCTACTCCAACTCCATTTTCCAACATTTCAATTTCCACTCTGTCTGGATAGTCTGGATCTGTTGTTATTCTAACATCGTATAAGTCCATAGTTCGTCCTTTTATACCTTCATTTAACCAAGCAACCATTTGTTTGTTTTTCTTTTCTTCTATGTAGGCCGCCTTTTGTCTAGCGGCTACTTCTTTTATATTATTCATTTGTAAGCAAATATTTGATCGTGTATAATAGCCTGTACCTGGTAACCTACTCCACGTAAACGTTGCATTAAAATTTGTCTATTTTTTTCTAAGTTACCAGGCCAAGGTTCATCTGCACGACTAGTTTGATGTACTTCAATAAACCAACTGTCAACACGATCTGCTACTTCACGTAAACGCAATATATCTAATGCTAACATTTCGCTGCCTTCAATATCACATTTGACGAAATCTACGTGGTCTACATTTAGTTCATCCAAAATAGTTTTAATTGTTTTGGCAGGTACAGTAATACATTCACCAGACTGGTTAACAGTCAAACTGTTAATAGTTGGATTATTGTGTACATAAAAATCTACTGTGCCATCTTTGAATGCCAGTGCGGCTTCAACTATTTCTATGCGAGTTCCCACTAACCGTTTAAGAATGCGTAAAGTAGCAGGTGTTGGTTCAACAGCAATAATTCTACTAGCACTATCTTGTGCATACAAACTAAACAGACCAATATTAGCACCAATGTCTACAATGACCAAATTGTTTTTGTCAGCCAACACAGCATTGTATAAACCTTCTGTATTAATTTGATTAACAATAATATCAGTCATTGTTTCTTGTGGCCTAGCAAACCAATCTGCCACCGCAGGATCTGATAAATCTAATTCAATTTCACGACCCTTGGTTGTAATAATTTTAGTCATCCTTGACTACACCTAAAATATGATCAGCGTGAATAACAAAATATTCTTTGCCGTTGACTTTGACTTTGATAACATTATTCCAGTTAACCAAAACGTTGGTACCAACAGCAATAGGATTGCTTATAACATCAGGTCCAATGCTGACAATTTTAGCTAATTCATTTTCATCACTGCGTTGGATAATAATACCACCTGCTGTTTCTTTTGTTTGCCCTAGGGCTTCAATAATATAATTCTTGTTTGCGGCTTCAATCATTTCATTCTCCTATTTTCTTGTAAGCTATGCTACCTCTAACTACGAATCCAAATTGTTCGTGTAATCGCATAAAAGCAGTTTGATCTGCTCTAATGCTACTGCTGGTCAATACTGGAATGTTCCAGCATTTACACCAAAAGATCCATTGTTCTAACGTCTGTGCTACTAGTGTTATACGTTGTCTTAGACTCAATGTCAAGTCTACGTGTGCGAATTCTGCTGTGGCCAGTTCTTCTACAGCATACACAGTATACTTGCCACGTTCAAGCCAGGCCCAGGCAATGACCTTGCCAGTAGTTTTATCTTTGGCCACTGTGATCAATACCTGGTTAGGTTCAAATGTTTGTTTTAATAATTCTCTATGTATGTGATAGGCCATACGTGGACGATTAGGTTTGAGTATGCCATCTATTTCTAATTGATAGTTTGCGGCAACCAAATCCAATATGCCTTCAACATCTGTGTGTTGTGCTGGCGACCATTGCCAAGGGTCTGAGTAAGAGATTGCGTATTTGTTCATTACATTTCCTTGCTATAATTTTATTTATACCTTACAATATTTATACTAAATAATATTATACACAAAGGAACTGCAATGGGTTGGACTAAAGGTAAAAAAAGATTAGATTGGGTAGTAGATCGTTGGGTTAACTTGGATCTGTTTTGGAGCAAGCAACAACCTACAGCAACGGGTTGTACGGAATGGATTGGAGTAACCAATAACATTGGCTACGGTTTTATTGGATTTGTCTACGCAGAAGGCAAGACCAGTCCTAGCGGACACCGTTCAGGTATGATGACAGCACACCGCCTGGCATTTATGGTACACAATGGTCGTGCTCCTACCAAGCGTAATGTAAATCACACGTGCCATAATAAACTGTGTGTAAATCCTGCTCACCTCACAGAAGGCACACAGCGTGACAAGTTAACAGATATGAAACGTGATGGCATACACGGCGGACCAGCACTGGGATCCAAGCGTGGCAGTTACAATCGCAAACAAAATCGTGTTTACAAATACACAGAGGAGGACATACAATGGCATCGTACAGCCACCAGTGAAGCCATTGCTGAACGCTATGGCATAAATCTACAAAAGGCCGCCAGCAAGCGACATCAATTCAGACACGGATATGCTTGGTTGCCAGCACCTCCATATGAACGACTAAAAACAGGTCCCAAGGGCCCACGAAATAAATAATTGTGTGGGGCATAATATTTCCTGGGTTACCGCCATTACCCTATTTCCTTTTAGGTCCCGCATTGAGCCTGGATGCCGTCATTGACATTCAGGCTCCTTTTTGAAAGAAATGAAATGACACAACACAAAAGTTTAATACACGTTTTAGAAGATGTAGTCTTGGCCTTAGAAGCAGAAGGTCAAACAGAGCAAGACATTTTTAGCCTTGTGAATATGTGCCTGCGTGGTTTTATTAGAGATGGCGAACTTACTGAAGAATACAAAGTTTTGGCACAACAGGCCATTGCTATGCGTGAAGGTGCTATGAACCGTCCTGTACTGGCAGATAAAAATGGACGTCCATTAGTAGGGTAACGCACTCAAGTTTGCTGTATAGTAGGGGGAAAGGACGAAAACCCGCTACGCTTCACTTGACAAGGCCCTTCTTATGCGTTACTATGTTATTTAAGATCGCACAAAAAACTGCCTCCACAAGGTTAAATAATTGTATGAAAGTCGTCCAAGATCCATTCAAAACAACAGTAAAAGGCCTCACAGATGCCAATGTTCGCGTGGCCTGTAGTCGCATACAAGATAAGATAGTAATGTATGGCCTTTGTTCAGATCGTGAATGGGCCTACTATCAACGACACACAAATGGACAAATCAATCAAAAAGAAGCCTTTTCCTAGGCTTATTTTTGTAGTATACTAAATACTTAAGCACAGCAAAGAATTCACTCACGCAACGTGAGCGTTGTAAGGGCCAGGAACGCTGATTTGGCGTGTGCGGTAAATCCAAATCATCCTAAAACATTACAACGAGATTATGACAAACGAATACTTAACATATCAACAACGCAAACAACATTGGCGTCTAGTAGACTGGCTTAAAGAACGAGGCATCACATCTACAGATTTGGATACACATCCTTGTATTGATGACCTAATTTTGCTGATTAATATTCGTGATGAATTTTGGTCATTAATGACCTTGAGCGAGCAAGCCACTTGGGGTGCTCAATGGGGATATACCTATGGCAAACGACAGTTTATAAGACCACGGACCCTAGCCAAGTTTGAACGTATAATATTAACAATAAACAACAGAGAACAACTCAAAGCTGAACAAAGGCAATACATTAAGGCATTACGCAACGAACAATTAAAACGGAGTCATAATAGTGAAGCGAAAGGGCTCCGCTCGCACAGTTTAGATACGCGGACTGTGAACAACGAGTGTGCTGTGGATTGCCCATACTTCTAACAAAGTGTGGGTTGAGAGTATACTATAGGCAAAGGTCTCTCAAGCAATAATCTGTGTATCTCTGAAGTGAAGGGGCCCAAGAAGGCTTTTGAGCTTGAGAACTTGTAAGACTCAAATAGATTGTGATCTATTTTGCTGTCCTACGCTCTCAAGCCCAAGAGTAATTAAAATTTGTTTTGTTAACAATCACATAATAAATCACAACTTCTACGAAGTAGAGGTTGTTTATTATAGTGATAGGTCTTGTAAAGACCTCTTATTAATAAGGAAATGAAATGAGAACTGTAGATGTAATAGAATCTTTGTCTTATGACAAAGCACATCTTACGCCTAACCAATTAGGTCAAGTAGTTAATAGTTATACAGATGATGAATGGGCTCGTGTAGCTGAAATATTTCTTAGAGGTATTGGCAAAGAACATCAGGTACCTGGTAAGGTTGTTGGTATATGTATGGGTATATGTGACTTCTATCGCGAAACTCAAATGCTAACACATAAACAAAAAATTTGGTTATTGGATCACCTGATCAAACATTGGAACCAAGTAGGAGTTGTTATGCGTAGTCAATTAATGTTATAATAAATAAACTTATTAAGGAAATGTAATGACCAAACAACTGGTGCAGAAATTATTGGATGAGATGCGTGAACAGGCCTACAACGAATGGCTAGGTCTGGACACATTTGAACAAATCAAACGTTTAGGTCAGACAGCGACACCCACAACGGCCACACGCGAATACCTGCGTGAAATCATAGCTGTACTTAGAAAGCAAAGGCGATGAGATGACTCCAGACATTATAAGAGGCGGTGAACTAGTACAAACCACAGTTAAAATTCTAAATGAAATATGTCGCTATGATGGTGGCATAGAAACAGATGATGCTAGAATTTGGGATCATTGGCTACACACACTGACCAATCAAGACTGGCTAGATATGTTGGCTGCCGTGACAGCAGTCTACGAAGACGCACCTGGCGTATTTTACACAGCAGACACAGCAGTATTTGATCGTGCCAGTAAAGACCTAGCACGTAGCATAGCCAAAGACAAAGACTTTGTGGGCAGACCTAAGATCCGTGCCAGTGGCAATAAGAACACAGCCTGGCAAACCATTATGCGGATACGTGAAGTTGTTAATCGCTATCGTGGACAGAACATACCAAATCGCCCTCCAAGCACGTATGGAGCCGCCAAACCGCCGCCTAACAAGGCCTTTGACGATAACTTTACGCAGGAGTAATCATATGCCTAAATATGGGTATGCCTGCCAAAACACCCCCAGCACCTGAACCAGAATACATACAACTACCAGATGGACGTAGATTTAGAGTCACGGATCTACTTAGGCCACCCAAGGATAAAATCAGCTACAACCTAAGAACACGCCTAATGTATGGTGCTAGAGGCCGTGGACGTAGTGGTAAAATTCCCCCTAGAGTGTTGTAAAAAAACCACAGACCAATTAATCCCAATATAGTATACTATGCTTATCGTAACTAAAAAGGAGCGGCAAAATGTCATACACAGATACAGTATTAGCAGGTGATCGTTTGGTAGCAAAACGCAAAGATGATGTAAAAACATTCACGGTAGCCTGGATCACACACAATGACGGTTGGGCTCGCAGTTTAGAACCAATGGGCTACCACGGTCCAGGTAAAGTATTTAAGATCAGTCGCAGAGGCAACGATGGACGTTTATTTGTTGGTCAGTACAAAGTTGTTGGTAGAATCTAAGGAGGCCGCAGAATGAAACCCAATCAAGATCGTTTAGATTCAGACTTAGAACTGTTAGATCTAGCTAGTGAACGAGCACGTCAGGCACTAGCACAAAACACACAGTATCTTGTGCGACACGCAGAACGCATACTCAAAGCTACCAAACAACTTGAATTATTGGTTAAAGAGTTGGAGGCCGCAGAATGACTTGGGAATATATGTTTTATAGAGAGCCAAATCCATTTCAACACAAGTTGGATGGACAATTAACACGCAAATTATTACTAGAGGATCTTAATAGATTAGGTTCAGAAGGATGGGAAGTTATTAGATATAAAGATTCAGAGTATATGCTAAAAAGATTGATTAAAACCTAGTATCTCCTTAGACATTTGACCTAGGTTTACAGATCTACGCAGAAGATCTGCTTGTGGCCCTGCTCTAAGACAGCGACAGCGGGGCATTTTCTTGACTATAAGTATGTAATGACAGCCAACACCATTCCAGGTACACAAACAACACCGTTTGGCATAGTGATTACAGATATAAAGATCTTTTACAGTCACGCTGAAAGAACCATTGATTTGGTAGAGATGCGTAGATTGTGGATAGATAAACAATTGACTCGCAAAGATCAATAATGTATAATATACATATAGTTTAACACAAAGGGAGAAGAGACTATGAGCACCAAATTTTTAGTATTATTTCAAAACGAAATACAAGTAGACAAAGACCCAGACTGGACATTGAGTTTTGAATTGGGTATGGCATTTGATCAACAAATCTCGCGAGATGAACCCTTACACACACATTATGTATTGCCTATTCAACAGTATAGTGAACTGCTGTTATGGTTACGCTTGATGAGTTTTGAAACTACTGAATCAGGTAGATTCTTAAAGCATCCTGTGTTAAACATAAAACATTTACATTTGGATAGCGTTTTAGATCAATTGTTAGAAATTA